TCAGCGGAATGCAAGGTACCGGTAGGTGCGGCCTTTTTCGTTGAGCTTGCTGTGCACACCGGCGGCGGTGCTGTTCATCACGACAAAGGTACTGCCGTCTATATACACGCCGGCGCCGTAGTCTTCGCCGCTGACCATGGCGGCGTACAGCACCAGGCTGCCGGCCGTATCTTTTTGCAGGGGGCTGTCGTTTTCCGGGTAAAGGAACACCGCCTGCGGCGTAAAGGAAAGCGCTATCACCTGTGTATCCCCGCCGCTGCCGGTATAGTTGCCCATGTCCAGGGGCGTGGGGTCGTCTTTGGTCTTGTGCAGGGTGGTGTCGGCCATGTGCTTGGAAATCAGGTCGTCTGTCAGCTGGTTGTCGCTGACAAAGTCCCCCCGCATCGGGCGGTCATCGGCGCCCCACAGGTTCAGCCCGTGGGCTGTCTTTTTGCTGGATGGCATTCTGTATTACCTCCTTTAGTCTGCCAAGTCTTTTGCAAAACAAAGCTGTAAAAATTATCTATAGAAAAAGCTGCCAAAGCAGCGTTAAAAATAAATTTGTGTGCCGTCCAGGGTGCTCCACGGCAGGGCGCGGGCGTCCAGCTGTGCAAAGGAAAGGCCGGCGCTGTCAAGGGTGGCCCATGCGCTTTCCTGCCCGCGCAGGTCAATCGCGCCCGCCAGCTGCGCGGGCAGCATCTGCCGCAGCATACGCACTAAAAACGCCGTTTGTTCCGGTTCCTTCTGCGCACAAAACAGCACTTGCTGCCCGGCGGGGTCCTCGTACAGCGGGCCATCCAGCCCAAGCGCACGCGCAAGCTGCAAAAAGGCGGCGCGCCCGCAGCGGTGCGCGGCTGTGCCCTGCAGGAAAAGGGCGGTGCCGCGGCAGAGCGTGCCGCCGTCAGCTGTGCCCAGCGCACCGGCCGCCCCGGCCAGCCCCCAGCTTTGGGCGCTGGCTAAAAAGGCCTCGGCCTCACAGGTAAGCAGCGCGTCATAGGCCGCCTGCAACGCATCGGCGCAGGCATCCACTTCGGCACCCGCCAGGCTGCCGCTTTTCTGCAGGTCGTAAAGCCTGAGCGGCAGCATTTTCTGCCGCATACTCAGCTGCGGTTTCATATCCATTCCACTTCCGTTTCCCCTTTTAAGACGGTCAGTGTGTCCGCCGGGACTGCAGGGAACTGTGTGCCCTCTGGCAGCTCCATGTCTGTAACCATGCCGGTCTGCAGCACCGCCGCGCAAAGCCGCGCGGCGCTCATCTTTTCGCCGACCGCCAGCTTTGCAAAGCACTGGGCAGCGGCCGCCTTTACGGCGGCCTGTACGGCGGCATCCTCCTGCCCGGCTGCTTTCTGTACCAGCACCGTAAGCGGGACCGCCTCTGTCTTTGCCGGGTAAACGTGCACGGCGCTGCCCAGCTCGCGCGCTTTTTCGGCGGCGTCCTGCACAGCCTTTACCGCGGCGCTGCCGGCGGGGGCGCCCGCACCCGCAAGCCACAGGGTCACTTCGCCCCTGCCCGGTACGGCGGGCTGTACACAAACGCTCTGCACGCCGGCCTGCCCCAGGGCAAGCTGCCGGTAAAAGGCGGCATTGGCCCCGTTTTGCGGCGCTTTTTGGGCCGCCAGCAAGCGCCCGCGCAGCTCGTCGTCGGTCTCTTGTGCGCGCCCGCCGGAAAAGGCCGCCGGATTGCTGACCGCGGCGACATAGGGGTTTGCGTCCTGCAGTGTGCAGATGGCGCCGGCCAGTACATTGCCGCTTTCCCCGGACTCCACCGCCTGCGCGGCCACCTCGGCTGTTGCGCCGCCGCTCAGGGCAAGTTCTGCCTCCTCTAAGGTCTCGAATACGACCGGATTGGCGCCGGCTGTTTTGCAGCGGGTGCCCGCCGGCACCAAAGCCGTAAAGATGGTGCTCTCCCTTGTTTTGGTAAAGCGGATTTTTCCCACGGCCTTTGCCGCGGCGATCCGCGAAAGCCCCTCTTTAGCGGCCAGCTTCTCCAGTTCTTCGCCCGCGGCGGTCTGGGGCAGCAGCGAGGCTTTGAGCCACTCGATACCGCCCCACAGGCTGTACAGTTCCCCCGCCAGCACCCGAAAGCGCACGCCGGTGTCGCTGTCCTCCGGTGCCGCCGCGCCGGTCTTTTCCGCATAGCTTTTCTGCATCTGCTGTACCAAATCTTCATACAGAATCATCTTCGTACCCGCTTTCTTCCGCTGTCACTAAGACTTCTTTTTCCAAATTCCCCGCGTGCACCCGCACAAAGACCCCCGCCGCGCCAAAGCGCACCGCGGCCGCAAAGGCCCGCGGCAGCAGCGGCGCCAGAGCCTCCTGCGCAAAGCGCATGGCCTGCTGCAGGGCGGCGGGGCTGCCCTGCCGTACCAAATGCAGGCGGCTGCCAAACTGCGGGTTGTACACAAACTGCCCGCGGCGTGCCAAAAGCCTGTTTTGGGCGTGCTGCAAAAGCGCCGCATCGCCGCTCACGCTCTGGGCAAGGCCGTTTGGCGCCAAAAGGTAGTCTCCGTTTTCCAGTTTCTGCTCCATTATGCGCCTCCCTTTGGGGCAAAGCGCTGGCCGTTGATGTACACTTCGCCGCTCTCTTTCAGGTAGATTTCCGCCCCGCCCTGCGACACCAGCCGCAGCTCGCCGGGCGCAAGGTCCGTGCTTTTGGCTGCTGTGCCAAGGCACACGCTGCCGCTGTCGGTCTTTACCAGCACGGCCTCGCTGCCCGCGGGGGCATTCCACTCAATCCCCCACGGGCCGCACAGCTTTGCACTCTCGGCAGAGACCGCTGTCTGCACGCTGCCGCTGCCTGTCGCCGTGCCCATCTGGGCGGCGCTGCGGCTCTGGTTTTCCTGCAGCAGCTGTTCAATAATCCACATGGTGCTTTCCCCCTTTTTACGCTGTCCGCACTCGCAAAAGCAGGCGCGTTGTCTTTCCGCTGCTCATGTCCGCGCGGTACAGTACCTGTGACACCTGTAAAGAAAGGTTTCCCCTCTCTAGGCACAGCACCGCCTCTTGTCCCGGCTCTGCTCTCAGCCAGCCGGCGCACAGCACGGTCCACTGCAGGGCCTGTTTTTCGGCCCGCAGCGCGGCGCTTTTGGGGTTGGCGCTGACACTTCTGCGCAGAATACCGCGCTTTTCCAGCGCGCTGTCTCCGGCGCACTGCACCAAAAAACCATTCTGCATTCCCCAGATTTCCGACCACTTTCGGTACAGCCGGCGGGTGCAGCAAAGCTGCAGATACGCCGTGCCCTGCCCGCCCAAAAGCAGCGGGGCGGTCTTTGCCGGGGTCTGGGCAGACAAGGCACCGTTTTCTTCGCGCAGCGGCACACCCAAGAAGCTTTGACAAAAGCCGTTTATCGCCTGCCACTCGCTTGTACCCGAGGGAATTTCATATTGGCTGTAAAAGGTTTTCTGCTCGCCGGCAATGCCCGCAAAACCGTGCGGGGCGGCGATGCTGCGAAAAAGCTGCCGCAGGCTCGGGCGCGCGTACGTCACCGGCAGGGCCTCGCTGTCTAAAAGCAGGGCGGCGCGGCTGCGTGCCGAAAGTGTGAGCGTGCGCCCGCCCCCGACCGTCTCGCGCAGGGTGTCGGTCACGCCGTCAAACCACACGCCGGCCTCGTCCTGCAGCCGGCAAAAGGCGGCGCCGGGCACCTTTTGCGGCAGGGCAAAGGCCGCTGTCAAGCTGTCGGCCGGGGCGTCCTCGTCTTTCTGCAAAGTCAGGCTGAGTGGCTCTGGCAGCAGAAAATCTTTGGTACAGGAATCATACAGAATACATTTCATAGCACCACCAGCTTCAGCCCGGCGGGCAGCTCATTTGCCCAGCGGATGCGCCCGGGGTTTGCCGCAAAAAGGCTGTCTGCCGTGACCCCGCAGGCCGCGGCGGCGCTCCACAGGCAGTCGCCCGCTTTTGCGGTGTAGGTGCGCTGGGCTTTGGGGGGCTCCACTTCCCAAAAGACAAAGCTGTACGAAACCAAGCCCTGCCGCGGGGCTTTTTCGAGCGTCAGCTTTTCAAACAGTGCCTGCACCGCCGGCCGCCCGGGCAGGGAAAGCGCCCCCGGGCCGCCTTTCTCGTATTCGGCGCACAGCGCCCGCCAATCCGCCGCGGCGTGCGCCCCCGCAAAGGCCCCGCTGCCCGTGATGATTCGCCCGTGCCTGCCCAGCTCCTGCAGGGTGTCGCTGTTTTCGGGGCGTGCCAGTGCTTTCAGGTACTTTTCGTCTGTCATCTGTAAGGTATCGGGTAGACGCGGAAATGTAAAATTCCGGTAGCCCATATAAAAATTCTGCATTTTCTCACTCCTCCCGCGGGGCTCTGGGGTAGCGCAGGCTCTGCTGCTCCAAAGTTTCACTCTGCTGCTCCAGTGGCGTCATCAGCTCGTCCGTCACAGCTTGGCCTCCTCACCCTCTGGCTCCAGCGTCAGCAAGGCAAAGATTTCCTCGCCGCCGAAAAAGCGCCTGCGCCGGTGCAGCACCGTGTACGGCTGCCCCCGGTACAAAACCGTGTCGCCCTCTTTCGGAAAAAAGCCCGCCGCCACCGTGGCGATTCGCCGGGGGTCCGTCTCGTCCTGCGCGCGCAGCGGCCGCAGCACCGCGGGCGCCCGCTGTTCCCCGCACACGGCCTGTGCCCCGGCGCGCTGCAGCATCTGCCGCACAAACTGCGCCCGCGTCATGGCATACTCCGAAAGGCAAAGCCTTCGTCGGCAAGGTACGGCGCCGCCCCCGCCAAAGCCGAGCGCCACAGGGCCTTGGCTGCGCTGCGCGCATCGGGGTCGGCCGCATGCACGTCGCCGGCGGTAAAGCTGCCGGCCGGCTCTAAAAGGCAAAGCTGCCAGTGCACCAGCGCGGCTGCTGCCGCCTCTAAAAGGCTGTCGCCGCCGGGTTTTACGCGGCTTTTTTCCAGCCGCGCGGCTGCCTCCTGGGCCAGCGGCCGGTACGCCTCTGCTTCGCCGCGGTCAAGGCCGTGCAAAAGCTGCACCCGTTTCAGTACATTTTCAATATCCATACAGAATTCCCCTTTCCCTCTGCAAAGAATCTTTTCTGCAAGACCGCCCGCCGCGGTCAAGGCCGTGCAAGGGTGCTTTTCCGCAAACCCACCCACCCGCGGGCCGCTGTTTTATGCTGTATAGGACAGCACTTTTACAGCGCCGCTGAAAATCTTTGTAAAGCCGGCGGTTGTGCTGATAGCTGCGCGCTCCAGCTGCCGGTCAATCAGTTTATCGTACTCGGTCTGTACATCGCCGGCCTGCACCATCTCCAAGGCGCAGGTGCGGTCAATGCCGATAAGCTTCTGGTCGGGCACGTCGGTCACATGCAGAAGCTGCGCGCCCATAGGCGCCACCAGGGTGCCGGTGCCCTGAAAATTCAGCCCGGCCTGTGCGTCGCGCATCTCGGCAAGGCCCAGCACCTTCTGCACTGCGGCGGTGCCGCCCAAAAGGCCGTTCATGCGGTACGGCGAAAGCTTGCCCCACAGGGAAAGCAGGGCGCTGTACGACAGCGCGCCGCCCGCATTGATTTCCTCTGCCTTGTCGGTGCCGTCGTCGCCGCTGAGCAGCACGCTGACCGCGTCGCCCATCTGTGTGCGGGCGATATACGCGCCGATCTGCCGCAGTGTGACGGTAAACAAATCCAAATGCTGAAAGCGCAGGGCCTCATAGCTTGCCACCAGCATTCTGCCGCGCTTGTGCAGGTGTACCAAATGGTCCTGTGTGCGCACGACGGTTTGTGGGATTGCGGCGCCCTCTGCCACGCGCTTCAGGCGTTTTTCGTCCTCCAGCGGTGCGCTGACGATGGTACGGTAGTCCAGCCCCTCCACGTTTGTTACAGTAGCCACCAGGTTTGGCAGCAGGTTTTCCTGCTCCATTCCCTGCCGGACCGCGCGGCAGACATACTCCGGAAAAAGGGCGGCGCTGTCGCCGGTCTGAAAGAACTTTTCGACCCGGTCGCTGCCGGTGCCGTTCACATGAATATCAAAGCGCTTCAGCTGGCGCTGATAGGCGTCCAGATGTTCCAGGGGGGTGCCGCGGTAATTTTCAGAGCTGTCCAAATCCTCCAGCACCTTGGTAAATGATTTTCCGGTGCCGTACATGCCCTTGTCGAGATGCAGATTTTCGTAAAAAGCCATACTGGAATTCCTCCTTACAGAATGATGCCGACAGCGGTGCTGTCGGTATCCACGACCAGGCGCTTTGGGGCGGCGTCTGCCGCGGTGCTTACTTTTCCGTCTTTTGCGGTCAACCCTTGGTAGCCAAAGCCGGGCTTTTCGCCGCTGTAGGGCAGGCGCACATAGCCGGCCAGCTGCACTGCCGCCGCGCCGTCCCTCCACGACAGCACCACCCCGCAAAAGTCACCGTTTGCCGCGGCAACCGTTCCGTTTGCGCTCACCATCACGGGGGCACCCGGGGCAAGCTTCGTTTCACACAAAAAAGTCGCCGCGTTTTCTCCGTATCCATTCATTGCTGTTTCCATGTTTTTTCTCCTTTTTTCCTGTTAGCAGACCTCTGGGGCCTGCACCTGCCTATTGCTTTCCTGCCTTGAGCGCAGGCACACGCGCCGGGCAGGACCTCGCTTTCCTGTTAGCAGACCTCTGGGGCCGGCACCTGCCTATTGCTTTCCTGCCTTGAGCGCAGGCACACGCGCCGGGCAGGACACACCACAATCCAGCTGCTAAATGCGAAACTCATCGTCCTGGGCAGGGGGCGCCTCCGTAGGTGCCAGCTGTAAAGAGAGCGGCAGCCGGCGGTTTGCCTCACGAAAAAGGCTTTTGTGGGCGGCCTGCAGCTCCTCGGGCGAAAGGCCCGCCGCCATTTTGCGCGCCGCCTCGCCCGAAAGCCCCGGGCAGGCAAGCGACAGGGCCTTTGCTGTCTGCTGCCGCAGCGTTTCTTTATAGCGCCGCCCCCATGCAGCGTCATCGGGGCCGCTTTCCGTTTTTTCGGTATAGCTTTTGGTTACACCCGCTTCCCGCTGTGCCGGCACCGCCACGAAACTCCATTCGTATGCGTCCCGCGGGTCACTCAAGACCGTACAGCAGGTTTTTCCGGCGTAGATTTTTCCGTTTTCGTGACCGCAGGGGTGCTCTCGCCGGTCCGCCCCGCAAATGGAGCACACCGCGCTGCCCATGGCGCAGCCCACGCTTACTTCTTTTTTAATGCCGCTGTCAATTTCCACAATAAAGTCGGCGTTGCCCGGCGTGCGCGGCATATAGGCCTTTGCCGTCAGGCGGCTGTACAGTTCGCCGGCGCCTGTCCTGCGGCCGGGGTCGCTTTCGACCTGTGTGTCGTAAATGCGCGCGCTCTGGGTTCTCGCGTCCATGCTGTGATTAAACAGGCCGGTCTTGCCCAAAAACAGCTTTGCCAGCCCCTCTAGTGCCGCTGTCGAAAAGCGCTCGCCGTCGCGGTCGATTTCGTTGTCGCACAGCACCAAGCGAAACGTGTACACTTCCTCTGCCCCAAAGGGGCGCCTGGTGTAGGCGTTAATCTTTTCCAAATCGGCCTTGTCCGGCATCAGGGCGCTTTTCAGTACATATCCGTTTTGCATTCTCTCATTCCTTTCCCAAAAGTTCCTGCCGCAGTTTCTGTGTCTGCACCGTGATAAGCTCGGTCTTTGCGCGGGTCAGCGCCGCTGTGGCAAGCTCGGTGGCGTCCTGCAGGGTCACGTCGTTCCACTCAATGCGAAACGGCACTTCTCCCCGTCCGTTCAGGCGCATCCACAGCCGGCAGATACGCCGGATAACCGGATTCAGCAGTCTGCGGTACGCCTCCAGTTCGCTGGTCAAGATGTCTGCCTGCTGGCTGCTCATGCGCTCGGTGCTGGACCACGACAACCCCAAAAGAAACGGCGGCAGCCCCAGCTTTGCCACAATCTGCTCCAACATCTGGCGCACAGGGACCTCGCTGTCTAAAATCTGGCCGTCCGCGCCGATTGCCTGGATTTTCACATCGCCCACAGCCACAAAGTCGCTCTTGCTGCCGGGGCGCATGGCGCGGCCCCACTCGCGGGCCATCTGGTCGGCGTGCTCGGCGGCAAAGGCGCGGTCGTCCTCGGTAGGGGTGCAGGTCACGGCAAAGTGCACGTTGCCCACGCGCTCCCAGTTGACGCCGATTGTGTGAAAAATATTCACAAGGATTCCACTTACAAAAGGAAGCCCCTGCAGAATACTCTGCCCGCGCGCGCTGCCCGGCAGGGGTTTGAGCGCGGTGTGAAACACCAGTTCGGGGTAGCGCACCGGTACGGTGCGTCCGGCTTCTCTGCGGCAGACCTCGATTTCCAGCGGGGATTTTGCCCGCAGCTCCACGTCGCGCAGAGAGGCATTGTACAGCGCGCGCAGTTCTCCGTTCTGCACGACGGCCTCGCCCACGGCGTTGCCGCAGGTCAAGAGCTCGTCTAAGTAGCTGCACAGGAATTGTGAAGCGCCCGCCCCGGCCGCGCCCACAGGCACGTCCTGCAAAAAGCGCTCCAGCCCGCGCTGTGTTTCCTGGTCGCTGCAGACAATTTGAAAACGCCCAACCAGCCGCACCAGCTTGTCCACTGCCGCGTCAATCAGCGGCACGGCCAGCCGCAGCTTTCGGTACAGTTCCAGTTCGCCGGCCGCGGCCGGCACATAGCGCTCTACCGCAGAAAACGGCAGCTCCTCCCCGCCAGTCTGCACCGCCGCGCAGCCCGCCCGTCTCGATTTTCGTTTGCGTATCATGTTTTGTCCTCCTTTTCCGGCCGGCGCACCGCCGCCGCCGCAAAGCCGCCAGAGGGCGCCAGAATGGTAGAAACAAAGTACCGAATGTCGTCCATGGCGTGGTCGTTTTCCTTGACCGGCGCCTCGCGGGTCTGCTGCCAGCGGTACAGGGAAAACTCGCGCCAGGTGTCGCGGCAGCCGCGGCAGATGCGCACCCTGCCCTCTTTAAGCGCCAGTCCCGTGCGGCGGATTCCCTGCAGCACATCGTTTTTGGCGGGCGCGACCGGGAACTGCCCGTGCCGCCGGATCGTCTCGATAAAGCTTGCGGCAGAGGGATCCGCCACCACGCGGTCAATTTTTTTCCCGCGGCAAAGCTTTTCGAGCGCCCGGTAATGTTCCTCGTCGGTGCGGGGGCCGTTTCTGCGCCCGTCGTAGTAGTATTCCGCCACGCGGTACCAGCAGGCCCCGCTTTTGCCCCACAGCCCAAAGGAACTCGGATTTTGCGTGCCGTAGTCGCAGCTGACCGCGTAGCTGCTGCACGAAAGGGGCACGTCCGCGGCCATTTTTTCGGTCATAAAGGGGTAGATAAGCCCCTCGGCCGCCACCCACCGGCCCAGGATGTACCGCTCGTAAAAGACGCCGGTATACAAATTTTGATACCGCCCGCGCATCTTTTCCGAAAGGCCGGGGTTGTCCTCCATGGTAAAGTGCAGGTACAAAGCATTCTTATCCTCTGTTTTCCGAATCCATTCGGTATAAAACCAGTGCTGCGGCCCCTCTGGGTTACAGTTAAACCAAAAGCGGCTGCCCTCTACGCTGCAGCGTGCCAAGGCTTGCTGCACAAAGTCGCGCGGCATCAGGGCGGCCTCATCAAACAGCACCCCCGCCAGCGTAATCCCCTGAATCAGGGCGGCGCTTGCGGCGTCGCGCCCGCCAAACAGGTAAAAGCGGTTTTGCCGGCCGCCCGCCTTTACGCGCAAAAGGCTCTCGCCGCTTTGAAAGCTGCACGCAAAGCCCGCCGCCGACAAGGCCGGCAGCAGCGTCGTGACCAAGTTTCGCTTTAAAGAGCGCACCGTCTTGCCACACAGCGCAAAGCTTTTGCCGGTAAAGTCCGCCATGGCCCAGCACACAAAGCCAAGCCCCATGCACAGCGTCTTGCCGCTGCGCACCGCCCCGTCGCAAATCAGCGCGTCGCGGCTGCAGTCGGGACTGCCGGGCAGCCACCAGGTCATGGCGCGCATCTGCTTTTCGCTAAACCGCATGTCCGCCGCCGCTTTCCCGTGCGCGGCGCAGGTCCTCAGCAGACTGACTCAGCGCCGTGTACAGCGGCTGCACGCTCTCTTCCCCGCCCAGCTCGGCCAAAAGCTGCGCGGCTTTGAGCCGGTCGGCAAACTTGATTTCCACGCCCTTGTCGCTGCGCTTGAGTTCTGTCACGCACGAAAGGTCGAGCTTTTGCAGCGTCTCGGGTGCCGGCTGACAAAACAGCAGCTCGGCCGCGTCGTTGATTTTCCCGCGCGCAAGCCCGCGGCAGACCCGCAGCGCTTCTTTCCGGGTATCCAT